GCGTATGCGAACCTAACCTTATCGCCGAAACCATCCGGCAAAACGGCGACGATAAGCATTTTTCGAAAGACCCCACGCTATACTTTTCGGCGGCGGCATCATGGGAAATCTTAAAGCCGGACAACGCCCCGATTTTCATCGAACAAATCCAAGGCGCGGCAATCCTTCGCGAATTTATCGAGGTAGCTTCCGGATGCGTTGCGGACGTTCAAGTTGCCAAACCCGACGAAGCCGCCCGGATTATCACCGAAGTTCAAGTTAAGTTCGACGGATTGTTCGCCCGGCGCGCCCCGAAATCGTTGCAACGGATCGGCGATAACCTCAATGAACTAATCCACCGCATAACTTCCGGCGAAGGCGGACTAACCGGGATAACAACCGGGTTTCCTAAGCTTGATGGGTTAACTTCGGGTATCCAACTTGGCGAATTTACGATCCTTGGCGCGCGGCCTTCGCATGGCAAGACGTCGCTTGCAATGGATATCGCAATCGGCGCGGCGCAGTTCGGCTACCACGTGCTGTTCTTTTCCTATGAAATGGCGAAGGCGGCGCTAATCGAACGCGCGCTTTATTCCTTGGCGCAGGTTGAACCCTTGCGAAGCCGGGGCGCTAACGCAACCTTCTCCGAAGATGATACAGCGCGGATACAACATGCCGGGATCGCGCTTGGTTCTCTTCCGCTTTACATTAGCGACGCCCACGAAGCCGTTCCGCTAATCCGCGCGAAAACAATCCGGCACCTTCGGGAACATCGCAACCAGGCGCTGGTGGTTGTTGATTATATCCAAATCGTTCCGACGGTATCGAAAGAACGAACCAAGCGGGAAAACCGCGAGCAAGAAGTTGCCGGGATATCCCAAGGGCTTAAGCGGATCGCAACGGACCTTGATGTTGGGGTTCTTGTGTTGGCGCAAATAGGCCGCGACGTAGATCGCCGGGCCGACCATACGCCGGTAATGGCCGATCTTCGCGAATCCGGTTCCATTGAACAAGACGCCGATTGCATAATGCTGATGCATCGCCCGTACGTTTATAACAACACCGAGAAAGACGAAGGGGTTATATGCGTTGCTAAACAAAGGAACGGGCGGACCGGAACAATTCGCTTGCCTTTTTTTAAAGAATGGTCTAGCTTTAGAAACACAGGAGTTTAACTAAACCTATGTTTGATGCGCTTACGGATCAGCAACGTTCTAAGTTATCTTCAATTCTCCGCCAAAACAAACCGCCAAAGTTACGCCTTACTGGAATCTTCGCGCCGGGGCGCGAAAAACCACCACGCTTCATTGCGCCGGATGACGGAACGCACGCCTTTCTTGAAGGCTTCGCGAAACGCTTCATCGAAAACGTCAAAGAAGACCTAGCCGACCCGGAATACCGGGCCGAAGCCCTCGAATGGATCGAAAAGGATACCGGCAAGATATCGCTTAGCATGATCGCGGCGATGTATGGCGCGGAACCTTTCGTGCTTCAAGACCGGTTGCGGAAGGTTGCAGGCCGAATTTGATTTTAAATTTGACGTAATAACCGAATCCGAAAGCCGGGCCGAACCGGACGGGATTCTTGCGAGCGATGAAGAAGATTGCATTCTTCCGGCGCAGGTTTCCCGTCTTAACGACCGCCCGACGCGCCGGTTTCATATCGCGATGCTGGCGCAAGCGTTGGCCGATATCGAAGCGACCTACGACGCCCTTGATATCGCGCCGGAAAAGCGAACGGATAAGCACCGCTGGCTGATCTACCGGCAGGCCGAAGTTGAAGGCTGGTTCTTCGATGATGATTGCATGACCTGGGTTCCATCTTTTCAACTTTCGCCAAGCGGTAACGTTTGGGTTGATGGCAAGAATCCGGTTCCGCTTCCACGCCAGCGCCTTGTTTGGTACTTTTCCGAACCCCGTTTCGATCCCTTCACCTTCAAGGAAATTTGCGCGGTGCTTCGTTTTTCCCCGGTTGCGCTGCGCCGGGCGGTTGATAAGTGGGCGCGGCTTCGCCGGGCCGGAATCCGATCCGTTATCGGAATCTACAAAGCCGGAAAGAAGCGTGAAGTTTAATTGCGCCATCATTCCGGAAAAGATGACCAAAGGGGAGCTTGCCCTTGCGGTTCAATTTCGCAACGCCGGAATTGAATACGATTACGATCACAAATTCGCCCCGGACCGCAGGTGGAAATTTGATTTCCTTCTCGCCGGAGGCGTAGTATTGGAAGTTGAGGGCGCGGTTTGGGCTAAAGGCCGCCATACGCGCGGTTCGGGGTTCGTTAAAGACCTCGAGAAGTACAATACCGCGACGATGATGGGTTTTCGCTTGTTTCGGGTTACAACCGAAGACGCCGAAAACGGATCGGCCCTTAAATTAGCCAAGGAGGCGCTTAATGTCTACGCCAGAAGTAGAAGCATCCCGGATTGTTGAAGAAGTTGTTCGAATCGGGGCGCTTGATGCGTTCGGCGCGGTACGCGGCCAAATAAACTGGCCTGCGGTCAAGAAGATGATCGAAGATTTGGGTTCCGGCGATCTTCAAGCCGCCCAAGCGTTCATCGATGCCGCGAGGGAATATACCGAGGGTAAACCGGCCAAGACGCCCGCCGGGATACGTTCACGAAACGCGCTAGGGGCGTATATGGCCGCCATTGAAGGCGAGGCTATCGCCAAGATTAAAACCGACGCCCGCGATGCCGTAGCGGCGCTAGAGAAGGTTTGCGCGCATTCGTACGGAATGAGCGCGCTTTTCCACAAGATCGTTTCGCGCGGCCTTTATCAAGGGGATTTATGATCGTATCCGTTGATGTAAACGATCTCCGGGCGCTTGCAACCGGCCTTAATATCGGCGCGGTCCTTCGTTACGGAAGCCATTGGATACTTACCCGCGAAACGGCGCGCCGGTTCTACCGGATGTTCGTTGTAGCGCGGGAACAAGCCGGGACGGTTTATCGAACCTTGATGGAATCGGAATCGGTACGGGCCGATTACACGGCGGTTTTGGCGAAGCTCCTCCGGGCGAACGATGGGAAGGTTACGATGACGGTTTACGACCGGATCGTTTCGGATGATACCAAGATCATCTGGGGAAAGCCGAATATCAAAACCGGCGAAGTTGAAGTTTTTCTTCAGGAAGGAAGCCAGCGGGGTAACTAATGAAGGTTGTTTTCGAACGCAAATCGCTTGTTGAATGCCTTGCAACGTTACGTGTATCGCCGAAGCAAACCGGCGTTATTGCCCTTGACGTTACATCGGCGGAAATCCAGGCGCGCACCTCGGATGGTACGATCTACCAAGCCGCGCGCATCCTTGCCGGGCCGGATGAAGCCGGAACGGAACTTATGGTTGACCTTTCGCGCCTTAAAAAAATGGTCGACGCGGTTAACGCCGACAAGGTAATCATCGAAACCGAAGATGACGCGAACGGGGTTGTATCCATCGGAAGATCGAAGTATCGGTTGCCGTTGCTTGATCCGCGTTCATTCCCGCGCCCGGCGGCGTTCGAATCCGAAGCCGGTTTTACGATAACGGACGTCGATAGCTTCGTTTCTGCGGTATCGATGGCTTCGAAGCGAACCGCCATCAAAAGCAGCGAACCGTATATCAACGTTCTTCTTGAACCGAACGGCGGCGAAGACGGCGGCGCTGTAGCCGTAGGAACAACCGGGAAGGCGCTGATCGCTAATACGATTCCGGGGTTAGAGCTTAAGAAGAAAAGCCTAATAAGCATCGCGACCGCCGACGCCCTTGTTAAAACCATCGCGGCACGAGAAGACGGCGCGCCGGTTACGCTTGAAACAAGCGACCGGGCGATCCGGTTATCAACCTCCGGGATGCTTGTTGAAGCCCAGCTTCAAGAGGGGAGCTTCCCCGATTATCGCCCGTTTTTGAATACCGCTCCGGTAATCGCCGGAACCATCGTCGGGCCGGTTGAGCTATTGGGTGATTTCTTCAATCGCGCGGCCATCGCGCGCCCGGACGAACCTAACGTTAAGTTTATCGGCGGCCCGGAATCGCTTCGGTTGCTTGTCGGCCACCCGGATCGCCCGGAATACGACGAATCGTTGCCGCTGATCGATATTGGCGCGGGGTGCGAAATTAATACGCCGTTCAAATCGCATCATAACATCTGGGTTCTTTCCGAATTGATGAAAGACCTCGGCGATAACGATATTGTAAAGATGGAATTTGGGGCGTCGAACCAGCCGGTTTGGGTAACGTCACTTACCAAACCGGCCCTTCGGTTCGTTTCGACCGCGTTTCAAATGCTAGAGGATTAACCTTCGGCAGCGGGCGGCGGCGCTTCCATTTCGGGAAGGTCATCGCCCGCGTACTTTTCCTGCCTGGCGCGCAAATCTTCAAACCGGCAATCGTGAATGATTTCCTTGCCGTTGTTATGGAAAACGCGAACCTTGCAAAATATCCGGCCCTTGCCGGTAGATTCGATCTTTCCCGGTAACCACCCACCCCGGTACGGCGCGTAAACTAATTGGCCGCCCATCGTATTGCGGAACGAAAGACGGATTTTGCGAACGGCGGCAATCGCTTCTTCGCGGCTAATCGTGGATGCCATCAACCTCTCCTTCGTGAAGGCCGTCTACATATCGTAGCGCGGCGTGTAGGGTTACAGGGCGAACCCCAAGAACAGACCCGCCTATCGAAACCCGGTACGAAGCTGGCGCGGCGCGCCAAACCAGCGCGCCCCGATATTCGTATCGGATCGGCGGTTCGGGTTTGAACGGAATCACCCGAGCCATTTATTTGTCCTCCGTGGTTGATAAAATTCCAAGCCGTTCGGCGTTTTCGCGCGCCAGCCTAAGCGATGGGAAGTACTGCGGATCGTCGTTTACGAAATCGCAGGTAAAGTACTTTTTCACATCCCAAGAAATGCGCGCCTTATAACGATAGGTAACGCCAGCCTTGCTCTTGCCGATGTAAATCCTTGCCATACTCAGATGATATCCTATCGTTGGGTTATTTGCAATACCTTTTATTTTTTCCAAATCCCGGAAAGATTTTAACATAGGATATTGCATTAACCCATCGATGGGTTTACTATTGGATTATGGCAAACAAGAACAAGGCAACCCACAGCGGCCAATGCCAGCTATGTGGCAACTTGCAAAAGCTGCCCGGCGGTTTTCTGGCCAAACACGGCTATTCAGTAGAATGGAGTCGATTCGTTGGCGTATGTCCGGGATCGCATCACCTGCCGTACGAGAAGGCTTGCGATTTGATTCAGGGCCGGTTTAACGCCATGATGGCCGAGGCTATCAACCTCGAGGTTGAGGCCGCGATCCACGAACGCGATGCCGCCGGGTTGCCGTTCGTTATGGTTCACGAGTACGTTCCGGCAACGTGGGAACGCCGCCGGGCCGAGTACGTTTGGCGGCGCATCGCGCGCGAGGACATAATCAATCACAATGGATACGACATCTCGTGGAGGGATTTACGCGGGCGGCTTTCGCGCCATTCCCTCAGCCTCGCGGGCGCTTACGCCGCCTATGTCGAACACCTGCGCCACGAGGCCGCCGAGATACGCCGCTATGCCGGGTGGTTAGAGGAACGTTTGCTAAACTGGAAGGAGCGGGATCTGATCCCGGTTAGTGAATAATGGCTTCAAAATACCCAACAAGAAACAATATAACCCTCCCGGCGGGCGTTACGATGGAGGAGTATGAAAAAGCCTGCAGAGAATTTGACGAGAACGCCGAAGCTGAAGCCGACGAGCGGAGGCTCGAGAATGAAAAAACGTCGTAAAAAATGGCGTGCGCCAAACAACCCAAACCCCATCGCGCGGCGGTTGTATCGCGCGATCTACGGCGAGCCGTGGCCTAAGGGTTGGCGGGTAGAATGGCGCGGGTTTATGCGCGGATGCCTCGGCCTCACGGTATTCCACAGCAGCCGTATCCTGCTGAGCTACGGCGACGCCAAGGGCGGAACCAAATCAAAGGCCAGCATCCACAAGGGCGAACCAGAGGGCGTAATCGGTACGTTGGTCCACGAGTTCGTTCACATGCGTAACCCCGAAATGAACCACGGCAAGGAGTTCTCGCGGCTCGTGATATGGGCGTGGGAAAAACTTCAACAGGTCAAACTTTAACGCTTGCAAAAACCTAGCGTTGGGTTTAATCTGGAGATATGAACGACGCAATCAACTGGGGGCTTAATCCTATGACGAACGAAACGATCCGCCAACTATGCGCCGACGCGGCGCGCCACGATGCCGCCGTAACCGTTGGCGATTACATCAAGCGCAAGCCGACAGAGGATTTCTACATCCCGACGTTTAGCGGCCTGCATAAGGTCGAGTACGTTCGCTGGCCGGATACCGATCCGTGGGTTGTTACGGGTTCTGGCCTGAATCAATCGAGCTGGTGCGTCCACTACGGCACCACGCTCATCAAGGGCAGTTTTCTAACCCCGGAAATTCGGGCGGAACTATCACGGAGGGGATAATGGACAATTACGGCTTCAGCGAGCATTCGCTGGGCTATCTAACATCGCGGCTCTCTGGGCTGCGCGCCCGGCTATCCGAAAACTCAACCAAGGCGCACGCGCTAGTGATTGAACGCGAGGCCATCGTCGACGAACTAGCGGCGCTCAAGCGGCATATCATCGGGCGGACGAGATAGCCACAAAACAGGTTGCATAAAATCCAGCGTTGGGTTATTCTAACGATATCGGAGGGTATCACGACAAGCGAAGCAAAAGCCCGCGCCGAAGGAGGAGGAAAT